TTACTACGTAACTCGGGGTCAATCCAAAAAGTCTGCTGGGTCCTCGTCATCATCCTCGGGCTCGTCCGTGAACATGTACTCCTTGGGTGGAGGGGGGGAGGCGCCTCCGCGGACACGCACTTGGAGGACGCGCCAGATGGGGCCGAACGACTTTTTCAGAAACCATAGACCTGCCAGCTCGAGGACAACGTCACACTTGGATTCGGACTTGACGGCCTGGAGTTCGACTGGGTTCTTTTGGGTATCGAACGCGGTCGTGGTCACCTGCCCCTTGACGGTGGCCAAGGAGGCATCTAGAACTCCGTCTGTGACGCTCTCCTGAAATGCGTTCAGGATCGTATCATCAGAAAGTTCCTTGCCGAACCACTCCACCTTGGACGCCTTGGCTTGGGCGAGAAGCTCCTCATCAATTGTCTTGAAAATATCTAAAGTACCCTCTGGAACATTGAACTTGACCGTCTTGGTCTCGAGAGAATCCTGAAGCACGAGACTGTTCACCTGCTGAGTCTTTCCAGAAATTCGCAAGAAATATCGACCGTCTGGAAGCTTCTGGGGCTTTCCGTACTCCATCTGTAATACGTATACAAAAATAATCTTTAACTTTAGTAGTATATGAATTCGTGCGGTGCCAAGTACATTTTAAAAGATTGTACGTGTCTGGCCGATCCACTCAATTTCTATTCAAATATATGTGGCTACGTGAGTAAACAGAACGGACTCGTTTATCCGTGTGACGCCGGCTGCTGTCTTGGGAAGTGTGAAAACAAAGATCCAGTGACGAGACAGGAAGTTCGACCCTCGGCTGGTATAGACCCCCCTCGTGGGTATGGTTCAAATATTCCGCAAAGTGATAGTTCTTCAAATTTTCCGGGAGCAACTCCTATAGGTACCCCAACGACACTGTTACCGGGCGGAATTTTGAAACCCACGCCGTTACCAAACACGTATAAGGTGTGGCAAATTTTCCTCATTGCTTTGATCCCGTTGCTTCTTGTACTCGTGTTGGCGTGTTTCGCGACTTAAAGAGGCCCGTCCCTCCTATAGTACAATGGCTACTTTCGAGACTCTGAGCGCCGCCCTCGAGGCTATCGCCAAGGAGCAGCGCGCCATCCACAAGGACATTCGCAAGATTCGTCAGCACATCGAGGATCCCACTGGTGAGAAGCAGGATGCACGGACCAAGAACAACGGCTTCAACAAGCCCCTAGGTGTGACTGACAAGCTGCGTGCCTTCTTGGGGCTCGCAGCTGATGAGAAGATCTCTCGGTCTCAGGTGACTCGCAAGGTGAATGAGTACGTGGAGGCCAAGGGTCTGAAGGCGGGCCAGAACATTAGCTTGGACGAGAGCCTGAAGGACCTGCTTCAGGTGCCTGAGGGCGTTCAGGTGACTTTTCTGAACATCCAGAAGTACATCAACCCACACTACATCAAGGAGGAGAAGCCCGCCACGGAGAAGAAGCCTCGTGCCAAGAAGGAGAAGACAGAGTCTTCGACTGGAGAGGCCATGGCGGGTCCTTCGGACGCCGCCGCCCCAAAGGAGAAGAAGCTGCGACCCAAGGTTGCCAAGCCCGCCGCAACCGCCACTGCCTAGACAACCACTTAAAACAAAACCACGTGTGTAATATAACATAGCAAATATGGAGACTCCTCGCGTCGAACTCGAGGTGCAAGCACCTCTCGTCATCCCCCCTCCAGAACTTTCACGTGATGTCGTGAATGCTCTGGCCGGGACCAAAATTAAGGATCTAAATTTGTATCGTCGTGCATTTACGCACAAGTCAGCCCTAAAACGCTATTCAGGTCTGTCTGGTTCTTATGAGACACTCGAGTTCATGGGAGATTCCGTTCTTGGATTCATCATCACGAAACACCTGTTTGACTTGCACGAAAAGGAACAGGAGGGGTTCCTGACCAAGGCCCGTACGAAGATGGTCCGTGGCAAGACTTTGTGCGAAATTTCCAAGGTGCTTGGTCTTGAAAAAATGATTTTGATGGATGAAAAGGGTGAGCGTAACGGCTGGAACATGAACGAGAACATTATGGAGGATGTGTTTGAAGCGTTTGTCGGTGCCGTGTACCTTGACTTGGGCATGGTTCACGCGAAGCGTTTTGTTCTTGATTCATTCACAAAAGTTCAAACGTCCCTCGTGGATGATAATTGGAAGGATCAACTCATGCGGTGGTGTCAAGCGCTCAAGTACGCTTTGCCCGAGTATCGCGTTGACGGCCAAACCAATGGTCAGTTTTTCATCACGGTCGTGGTGGATGGGATGGACTGTGGGTCTGGTTTTGCAACGACAAAGAAACAGGCTGAGCAAAACGCCGCCGAGATTGTACTTAAGACGGACCCCCGTTTCAAGAATAAGAAGATTCCCGTGAATGGAAAGGGCCCGTGAGTTGATTGCGCAAGAATATGCCGAACAAAGATCGCAGGAATGGTTAGACCTCCGTGAGAATATGATTACAGCAAGTGATGCAGCGAGCGCGATTGGTGAAAGTCGTTACGAATCGGAAGATTCATTTGTAAAAAAGAAGGTCCTACGGACCAAGTGGGCTGGGAACGCCGCCACGGAACACGGGACCCGTCTCGAACCCTTCGTTCGGGACTTGTACGATCAGAAATTCAATAGAAAGTCCCATGAGATTGGTCTTGTGCAGCACAGGGAGTACCCGTGGCTCGGAGCGTCACCTGATGGCATCACTGAAGATGGAATTCTTGTCGAAATTAAGTGTCCTATGAGTCGAAAGATTGAGGCAAAGGTTCCGAAACACTATTTGCCGCAAGTTCAGCTTCAGCTCGAGATTACAGACTTGGAGGAGTGCGACTTTGTGCAGTACAAACCCGCCAGCCCCGAAGGGGCTGTTGAGCCACGTTTGGAGGAATTTGTGGTTGTCCGCGTCCACCGAGACCGCGAGTGGTTTGCCAAGGCGCTTCCTGTACTCGAGAGGGTATGGCAACGCGTGCTGAAGGGGCGGGCCCATGGACTCTGTGAGATTATGGACGAGCCCCCGCGGGACCCCCACTTTAAGAAACAAATTGTATGTGAGGTACTAGAGGAGGATGAAACCGGAGGTTCCATCCCCAGACTCGGAGACCCTGAATTCGTACACACGGATATTCGGGAAGAAACCCGAGTGTAAACATAAGAACCGGTTTCTCACGTGTCGCGAGTGTTCTGGGTCCTTCTGCTGCAAGTGCATTCAACTCGAGGTACACTGTTGTCCCAAGTTGGATGAACGTTCAAAAATTGAAAAAGAGAATTTAGCAAAGAAATTGGTCAAGGTTGTCGCGCCCAAGGTGCTTAGTTTTTGATACGGCTCAGAATGTAAAACACGAGAACCAAAACAATCAACATAAATACAGGACTCTTTATGAATTTGCGAGGGCCACTCTTCTGGACCCCGCCATTCATCCAACACCACGGGAGCTCTGGGCGGTACCACGTCACTGTACCGTCCGAATACTCGTACTTGCGTGTAGGGAACGCCCCGTGGGGTGCATAATTGGGGTTGATCGTCTTGAGGTGCACGTTCCCTGAAAGATCTCTGGGCTTGAGGTTCGAGTCGAGGTCATCCCCGTAATCGACTGGCTTTTCATCGATAGCTCGCGTGTACGAGCCATCGATAAAGAGATCCTTGCGAAAACCATCCTTGTTGATGCCAAAGTCCCCCGTCCACGTGGTTGGGTTGAACTTGTCAATCTGCAGACGGTCATCTATCATCAAGGCGGACGCCATTGTTCTAGAATACGCTTACATTATTTTTGTTGGGCGAGTAAAACTTGGTCTTGACTTTTTCTTGGTGGAGTTGCCACATTTCGTCGAGGTCGACATTGAGCATGGCGGCCAATTGGAACAGGTAACTGAACACGTCCCCCATTTCCATCATAATATCTGTTCCCCTGTCCTTCTTGAGTCCCGTCTTTTTGTAAATTTGTTTCTTCTGCCTGATACTCGAGGCAAGTTCGCCCATTTCTTCGTTCAAGAGCATCCACACGATACTGATTGGAGCTTTGTCCCACCCTTTTTGTTGACACATGAGTGCAGTTTCATCTCGAAACTTATTCATTGAGTACAAAACGCCGAGTCCTTTTAAGTGATGAGACGAGCAAGGGGCTTCCTGAAGCGCACGACGAGGACGCACGCGGCAACGAGGAACGCAAACTCGGCTCCGAGCTTCCAGTTTTCAACGACGTTCTTGTTGTCCGTGCGTTTCTGGGCCCATGGCTCAATGACGGCGTTACTTGTAAGGCGCACGAGACGTTCGATAGCAAAGAATATCAAAAAGCCGAGCAAGAGGTCGTCGAGGGCGCGCATCTACTGATTTGTGAGATTAAAAGATGCCAAACTTGAAGTTGCTAGGGAGCTTGTTGCCATACGTGCTGGTGTTGACTGGAATCTCGAGAGGGACGGGGTTCTCGGTGATGTCACGCAGGTACACGAGCTGTTGAAGCATACCCGTCGAGATGGTCTGGGTCGCACGCTTCACAACCTCGGCATTCATACGAGCCACTTGGTTCCGTACATCCGTGTACGGGTCCGCCGCCAAGTCCGTGTACACGACACGCATGAGGGACTGGAGGTCACCGTCGTCTTGGCGGTCGAGCTCATAGCCCGTCTGGGACTTGATGGTATCCGTAATCGTCGAGTGAATGCCCTCGCGGTTGAATTCGGAAAAGAATGCATTTCCCAGTGGCGTCGGCGTACTCAGACGAATCGGCTTGAGGTCATACGTCTCGAGCGTACTCATATTATTCTTACTCAAGTTAAAAAAATAGGCTGCTAAAAATACAATGAAGGTCATCAAGCGGAATGGAGACTCGGTCGAGATGCTGTTTGACAAGGTGACCCAACGAATTTCAAAACTAAATATGGCTCCAGAGTTTGAGATCCTGAACGTCCAGGCAGACAGGGTGGCTCAGAAGGTCTTCACAAGCATGTATGACGGGATTTTGACCAGTGAAATTGATACTCTGAGTGCCGAGGTGGCGATCGGTATGATTACCGAACACCCGGACTATGAGACTCTTGCGATGCGCATCACCGTCTCGAACCTCCAGAAGACTTGTCCAAAGACGTTTAGCGACTGTGCACTGGCCCTCCACGCCAAGGGTATCCTTTCTGACGAGTTTATGAAATCCGTTCGGCTTGAGATGGACACGTGGGTTCAGCCGAAGCGTGATTACGACTTTGGATACTTTGGAATCAAGACGCTCCAAAAGGGGTACCTCCTTCCCGGTGAGACGCCTCAGCACATGTTTATGCGTGTGGCTCTGGCCATCCACGGCCAAGACTTTGAGAGCGCGCGCCAGAGTTACGACCTCATGTCCCAAAAGTACTTTACCCACGCGACCCCGACCTTGTTCAATGCGGGGACGTCGCGCCCGCAAATGAGCAGCTGCTTCCTTTTGGCAGCAAAAAGTGATAGCATAGAAGGAATTTATGACACACTCAAGGAGTGTGCGCAAATCTCCAAATGGTCTGGGGGTATCGGTCTGCACATAAGCAACATCCGTGCGAACGGTACACCCATCAAGGGGACCAATGGGGTCGCGGACGGTATCGTGCCTATGTTGCGCGTGTTCAACAACACGGCGCGATACGTGAACCAGGGCGGTGGGAAGCGTAAAGGGTCTTTCGCCGTGTACTTGGAGCCATGGCACGCCGATATCATGGAGTTTCTCCAGTTGCGTCTGAACCAGGGTGACGAGGAGGCGCGGTGTCGCGACCTGTTTACGGCCTTGTGGATCCCAGACCTGTTTATGCAAAAGGTCGAGGAGGACGGAGACTGGTACCTCATGTGTCCCAATGAGTCCACACGACTCCAGAATGTTTATGGCGACGAGTTCAACGAAATGTACCGCGAGTACGTCGCACAGGGCCGGTACAAGCGTAAAGTTCGGGCACGCGAGGTCTGGGACGCCATTCTCAAGAGTCAGGTCGAGACGGGAACGCCATACATGTGCTACAAGGACAGCGTGAACAAAAAGTCAAACCAGAAGAATATTGGCGTCGTCAAGTCCTCAAACCTCTGCACGGAAATCATGGAGGTTTCGACACCCGAGGAGACGGCTGTGTGTAATCTGGCGTCTTTGTGTTTGCCCGCATTCCTGAAGGAAAATGAAAAAATGACGGCACCCGACGGGTCACACCCTTTCCTCTTTGACTTTGACAAGCTTGCTGAAGTGACGCAGGTCGTCACCCGTAACCTGAACCGCGTCATTGACAAGAACTATTATCCGACTGAAGCGGCACGGAAAAGCAACATGCGTCATCGTCCGATTGGAATCGGAGTTCAGGGACTCGCCGATGTGTTCCAGATGCTCGGTCTGCCGTTCGATTCACAGGGTGCTCGCGAGTTGAACAAACAAATCTTCAGACACATATACTTTGCAGCACTGTCGATGTCGTGTAAGATCGCCAAGGAGGAGGGCCCCTACGAGACGTTCCGGGGATCGCCCGCCTCTCAGGGACTTCTTCAGTTTGACCTCTGGGGAATCGAGCAACCAATTTTCGACGGTTTGAAGGAGAGTATCAAAGAGTACGGGCTACGCAACTCTCTGTTGGTGGCGCCCATGCCGACCGCATCCACGTCCCAGATCATGGGCAACAACGAGTGTTTCGAGCCGTACACGACGAACATCTACCTGCGTCGAACACTCGCCGGTGAGTTTGTCATGGTCAATAAGCACCTCATCAAGGATTTGCAGGCGATCGGAAAATGGAACCCGGACACAAAGACGGAGATTATCCGAAACGGGGGGTCTGTCCAGGCCCTCGACATTCCAGACAAGCTCAAACAGGTATATAGAACCGTATGGGAGATTTCGCAAAAGAGCCTGATTGATATGTCGGCCGACCGTGGTCCCTTTGTGGATCAGTCCCAGTCCCTGAACATATTCATGGAGGACCCGACGAGTGCTAAGCTGACGAGTATGCACTTCCACGGGTGGCGCAAGGGACTCAAGACGGGTATGTACTACCTCCGGACGCGCGCCAAGGCAAAGGCGCAGCAGGTGACGGTTCCAGTGGGGCCAACGGAAGAGCAAAAGCTCGCGTGTTCCCTCGCAAACCCTGAGAGTTGTGAGATGTGTTCCAGCTGAGGCTGGAACACGGGGTGCGCTCGGCCTAGCTAAAACTCTCAGTGAGTTACAAGGATGAAGTCTTGTTGCAAGGCGGGTCCCAAGAACAAGGTTTGTATTCGTTTCACAAATAAGAAGCTTTTTACTCTGCCCCGCAAGTTTCCCAAAAACAAGTGTCTCGGAGGACCAATCAAGGGGTTCACAATGAGAGCAAGTTGTGCTCCATATAAAAACTGTAAAAGAAAGTAAATAATGGACAGTCAGTTGTGGCAAAGACTTCCTAATGACCTTATCAGGCGGATAATTGAACACTCGGACCCATCTATCGATGTTCAATTAGCTTTTAAAATTAAGCCCAAAAGACTTGACGAGGCAAAGAGTTGGCGACTCTGGTACCTTCTCAAGTCTCACGACGGGGTCGTGTACAACCTCGAAACGGAAACGCTTCACATTTTAAATGTGCCTGGGTGTCACATCGTTCGGACCCCTATAAAGCTCAGTTATCACACGGCCGGTCTGACAATCTTTAACGAAGAGGAGGAGGAACACACGATTGAGTACACGTGTCCGTGTGGGTGCTTCTGCGCCGTCCCACGGACCGACTCGTGGGTGACGGATCTCCGTATCTGTCTCTTATACACATCTCCGAGCCCACGAGACGCTACGCTATCTC